AGAACGAGAATATACGATTAACTTAGTCACGCCTGAGTTCTTTGAGAGCATGTCCTCACGCATGACCAAGCGGTATACAGAGACGTGCGTGGATGCTGTCAATGACATCATGAAGACGCGGTTACACATCGATGATACACGTATTCATGCGACGGAAAACACATCAGGAACGATTGATGTGCTTATTCCCAACTATACACCACTACAAGCCATCAATTACTTTACCGCAATTTCATTGACAGAAGAAGTACCATATGCTAGCAATTTTCTCTTCTACGAAACATTAGACGGATTTTATTTTAGGAGCATTCGTGGGATTCTACAACAGTATTCAGCGGGCAATGAAGTCGCAACCTTTCAAGTCAATGCGAATAAATTGACGGGTGCGCAGGTCATCGACGAAGCCCAAGCGTTTAGTAGCATCATTCAAATCCATCAAAAGAATACATTAGATGTGCTGACCGATGCTACGAGTGGTGTGCTTCGGAGCCGGATGTTGCATCTGGATTTCTTTGCACGAAAATTCACGGAATCGGATTCGCGATATACTGAAACATTCAAGACGTACAAAGATGACCACTTAGCCGAATATCCCCTGTACCCAGACAATTTCGATCAAAGTATCGACCGAAACACCAAACTATTCACTACACTATCGGACACGAGCAGTACAGAATCGGCGTATCGAAAACAGAATGAAGGAAAAATCCCGCCCAGACGTAGGCACGAATCGGTCGTGCTGCGCAATCGGCAACTGCGCGAAATTCAACATCTTCGTACGACGTTAGAAGTGCCGGGGCAACCCAATCTGCGCGCCGGGACGGTGATTATTCTAAATTATCCGTCAACGAGACTTATTGAAGACGTGAATCCAAATTTGAGTGCGGCCGCGCACCAGCCCCCCACACCATTTCACAGCGGCCGCCATCTGGTGACCAAGGTGCGGCATAATTTGGTTCAAATCTCAACGGGAGTGATGGAGTATCGTATGCACATTGAAGCGACTCGCGATTCATTGGGTTCGCCGCTGATAGGATATGAAGAGAATACGAGTGACGTTGACACGGTAAGATAGGTTATATTATGGCAACAGACACACCCACCCATCGACTTGGACTGGACGGTTTTGTTTGGTTTATTGGCGTCGTTGAAACAGTGGATGACCCCTTGAAAGCTGGGCGATGTAAGGTGCGCATCTTCGGGTGGCACGATAAGGATACGGGCACGGCAGCCACCGATGATCTTCCGTGGGCGTATGCGTTGGTACCAGTTACACACGCCGGAATGCACCCTAATTATAAGGAGGGAGATTGGGTGCTTGGTTTCTTTTTAGATGCGCATTCTGGGCAACAACCCATCATCTTTGGTGTTCTCCCCGCTATTGCTCAACCATAACACATGATTAATCTCAATTTTGGATTTCGTGACCTGCGGACTCTTGGCGAACTTGCTATAGGTGCGGAGCCACCACTGAGTCGAGAGGCGGCGCCGTCACCCCCAAAGTTCGGCCTCCCGGGCGCGCTCGGTGCTGTCTCGTCGCTCGCCGGCGGCGCAGCAAAGATGACCAGCGGTGCCTTTGCTGCGGCCAAACTTGGCCTTCAAGCGCGTGAGTCTGCGGTTGCGTTTTCCTCCTCATTGACGGACGCTGCTAAAGGCTTTAATGCGGCTGGGACCGCACTACAAAAAGGACACACCTCGATACAGGATGCGGCGCTTCGTTCTACGGCCGTAGTAAAGGACGGCACATTCACTAGTGCTAGTGATTTGGCACAATTTTCTGGTATGACGGCGGGAGACATCTCGCCGGCGGGTGTGACTGCTTTCGCAACAAAACTCAGACAGCGACAAGCCCGCATCGCCGCGATGGCGGGGCAATTCGCATCCATTGCGTCAGCCGCGGCACCGATTGGTGTCATCATTAAAGAAAATCGTAATCGAATCCCCAACCCACAAAAGGACGAGGTTGATCGTCCATCCGGTTCGCGCTTATCAATGGGTGGTGCGGCTGCGCAGCTTGACAATGTGCTTAGAGACAAGCGAAAACTATTGGCGGTGGGTGTCGCTGTCGGTTCTGGTGCGTCTAGTTTCTGGAGCCGTCACCTGACCAGTAAGTTAGCTCCTCTAAAAAGTTATCTGAAGTTGCCGGGGTTCCATAAAAGTCTGAACATGGTCTTCGCGGATAAGCAGAGTGCTTCATCGGCTGGCTGGAGTGAACCCGAACCGCCGTATGCCGCTCAGTATCCCTTTAACAAGGCGCGCCAGACAGAATCGGGGCACATAGAGGAGTGGGACGATACGCCAGGTGCGGAACGTGTCCACATCTTTCATCGCTCGGGGTCATTTTGTGAGATGCACCCTGACGGAAAAGTGGTATATAAGAGCATGTCCCATGGCTATCAGATTAGCATGGGCGACTATAATGTCAAAGTCAAGGGTAATTGTAATATCTCTGTCGACGGGAATGCGACTGTCCACGCAAAGGGTGAAGTGCATCTTCAGGGCGATGAGGACATTAATATACACACAAAGAAGAATTTTAATGTCGAAGCGACGAATATCAATCTTCGTGCCAAAGAGAGGTCGTTGTTAGATGGTAAGTTAATAGATTTGCGGTATGCCAAATTGCCGGGTGTGCCCGTGATGACGATGCAGGGACCTGCGGTTCGGTTCCTTGAGAAAGAATACGGACGAGACTATCCGCTCGCAGCAAAGCAGATGAAGCATCAACAAAAATTGAAGAAGCAACGTATCGCCGCTGAAGCTACGTTACTGGGCATGGCGACTCCATTGACGGTGACGGCCGCGGCCGTCGCTGGCATGAATTCAATACGAGTACTAGCAAATATTCCGGGTTTCTTAGAGAAAAACACGACTCGGACACCACCGACCGATTATGCCGGGGAGTTGCCTGAGTTTGATCCGTTGAATCCGACAAAGCTGTCAAAACCTCGCAACAATCCGTTGGGCAACCCACTCATCTATCACGCTACTACGCAAGCAGCCATGGATTATCGTGAACTGCTGTTCGATACGCCCGAAGAAGTGCAGGATGCTGAACAGTATCAGGCGCATGTGGATACACGTAAGGCGCTGAAAGACATCCCCGAAACGGCGGGCCCTGTGCCTGGAGGAAATCGAACGACACCAACATCGGTACATGCTGTTCCTGAACATTTGCCTCTGGTCGAGTATCTGACACGGACAGATTATTATGGAAAGTTCGTATCAACGCCTCCCGGCCCAGTCCCAAAAAGTGTCGCACTTGGAGGGACCAGCTTTACGGTGGGAATGTTAGCGGATAGTTATTCGCAACCCGACGTAGCGATATTCGTGGATAAAAAGGAACCACCGATAGACGAGACGGCTGGGTGGGTGCCACCTGCCGGAACAAGTGTCGCGGGGTCGTTGACGCCCGATCCGAAGGCCGGCGGTGGTGGCGGCGGCGGTGGAGAATCTACGACTACCACTACGACTGGGCCCGGCGATTTTCCTGCCGACTCGGGTGGGTCGGATGAGAACCCTGAATTCACCCCAAGCGGGACGGGATAATAATGGCATTCACACAACGACCACTCACCGCGACTAATCGCCTTGTCGGGCCGGATCAGAAGACGGTCATGCTCTCCGAGGATATTGAACGCGATATAGTCAACGATTCACATCTCAACCGTTTGATTCGGAGAGCGCCCGGTTGGGACCAATATGTCGCTCGCGAGCGATTTGGTGAATCGCTGCTCCTGTCCCACATCCGTAAAGAGGTTCGTACGCCGGAGGTGTTGGACGATGACAATGTTTATGTGGGGTGGAGTGACTATTGGGCGTCTGTTATATCGTACCGCTCGCGACCACAGTCTCTGTCCAAAGAAGAATTCACGGCCTCGGCAAATAAGGACAGTAGAGGCAACCTCCTCAACACAGCACAGTTCTTCGGATTTGTGTCTTCCGAGGAGTCCGCGGCGTACGACGCCGGTACCGCGCCGAAGGGTGTGGATGTGCCCTGCATTCCCTTGTCGAGTCTCGCGAAGAACGGCATCACCGCACAGCTTGGGCTGCTTCAAGACGATATTCTGTACAACCTCTCGCTCTTGTGTAAGAATGTGTTGGAACCCGTCAAGGCAAAATATCCCAACATTATTATTGTGAGCGGGTTTCGTCAAGTGAATACCGGAATCGGACAGCACGAACGCGGCCAAGCGGCGGATATTACAATTCCGAGTGCGCCACATACATTGATCTATGAGGTCGCCGATTTTATTGCCAAGACGTTACAGTTCGATCAGGTAATTCTCAACTTTAGCTTACGCCGCTCGCCGTGGATTCATGTATCGTTCTCATCGACGGGGTTGCGTCGTACGGCACTTACGCGAGACTTTGACGACACGTTTCACTCGGGGCTCTTTCTGATTACTGAGAAAACCGGAGAAGACCGCGCAGCCGCGCTCCGCGAACAGGAGGAGTATCTTGGTAAGGTTGACACGGAACTGAAAGTCGTCGAGAGTCGGCAGACGGCTTTGAATCCAGAGACCGTGATTGGTGATGCGACGGCGCCCGGCATGGGAAGTGCTGCGGAGGATGGTGTTGCCCACGGTGGAGATTGTGGCGAGCCAGATGGCACCGTACCAAATATGTTGGGCACCGTCCTAGAGGTCTATGGGGATGGAAGTGAGTGGGTTATTACTACTCACGAGGGGGGTGGTGATTTTACCAACGCAGTGGTCAACGCATTGCCTGGCGAATGGGGGCATGTTTCGAAGAAACCCGGGCAAACACAACACAACAGACACGCTGTCGACGCGATAGCATATAAAAGCTCCACACCGTTATATAATGGCAAATTTGTTCAGGTGATTGACATCATCGGGTCTGTTGGGGACCCCAACGCGGCGCCTCAGTGGCTTCCTGTGTGCGCGCCGGAGGCTAATACGCCGGACGGTGACATTGGACCGAGCGGGCCTTGGAAGCGTTAATCTTACACACTAAATACTAGTGACATATGCCTGAGATACCAACCACTTTCACTAAGACGCGGCCATATAAGGATGTCTCACTGACATTTGCGCGGAACGTGGTGACATCTGATGTGGTGGCCGTGACCGATGCGGCCGCGGTGAAACGTTCGTTAAAACTGCTGATCTTGTCACGTGCGGGAGAAACGCCGTTCTTTCCCGATTTTGGTTCGCGCATTCACACGTTGTTATTCGAACCTATCGATCCGATTTCGACGGTAATGTTACAAGATGAGATACACGCCACAATTACTGCGTATGAGCCGCGTGTGAGGATTCGTCACCTCACGGCGACGCCAACGAACGATGAACAGGGGTACGATATTGAATGCTTTTTCCATATTGTTAATCAAGTGGCACCAGTGACACTCACACTCTATCTCAGTAGATTAAGATAAGCCATGCCCACTACACCAGCACAACTGCCGATCACGGAATTGGACTACGATCAGATTTTGAGTAATCTGGTCGACTTCATGAAGGATGATCCGGCCTTTTCGGATTATGACTTCACAGGGAGCGGCTTGCGTCTGCTGTCACGTGTGCTGGCGTATGTGACGTTCTACAATAACTATTATGTGACCGCAGCGGTAAATGAGTCGTTTCTGGACACCGCACAACTCCGGTCGTCAATTGTCTCTCACGCCAAGATGTTGGGATACAATGCGCACGGCACGCAGAGTGCGGAGATTACCACAAACGTAACGGCGGTCATGACCAGTTCTTCAGCAACGTCCGTCACGTTGCCCAAGAACACAAAGTTCGAACTGGCTAACGATACGTCGTATCTGTTCTATACGACAGATGATACGACACTAATCCAGAATACCACCACAGCAAACAACTATGAGGCGTCAGATGTGCTGCTGGTTGAGGGGCGCCCGGGGTCATTTCAATTCACGGTCGACGTGAACGATCCAACGCAACGCTTTATTATACCCAATGCGAATGCGAGTTTCTCGCACATTAGTGTTGTCGTGCAGGAGAGCGCGGCCGCTAATACACGCACGTCGTTCGTCCAACCGACCAATGTCGCACTTGTCAATGATGCGAATGCGATTTTCCTCGTGAGTGAAGCCTATAACGGTTATCCTGAATTGACATTTGGGAATGGCGTCATTGGGAAGAAATTGGTACATGGCAATATTGTTCATGTGGATTATTTCATCAGTCGCGGTGCTGCCGGTAACGGAATTCGGGGCCCCTTCAGCATCAACGATCCCTCCTTCTCTGGGCTCGCCAGTGGTGTGACTGCGACGATTGATGCCGATACTGTTGCGAGTTACAATGGAACCGATGCGGAAGATGTCGATCAGATTCGCTATGTTGCGCCGCTTATGTATTCCGCACAGAATCGCTGTGTCACCGGGGAAGACTATAAGGCATTAATTCTTGCGGAGTATGGGGATAGCGTTGCGGCGATTAACGTCTTTGGCGGGGAGGAGGGCAACCCGAATGATGTGAACGAACGCCCTGCGTACGGACATGTTTATATTGCCTTAAAACCTAAAGTGGGATTGCGCTTTACAGATTCGACGCACGATATCATTATGCAAACGGTGGTTGCTCCACGTCAGGTTATTGGGGTGCTTCCTGAAATTGTGATTCCTGATTATGTCTATGTAATAGTCCACACGAAGGCGTTGTATGACACGAAGGCGACCACGCGCAGCAAAGAGGGGCTTGTCGACGCGATCAAGACAGGTATTTCGGAGTATGCGACGAGCGCAGTGGAGAAGTTCGATACCGCATTTCGTTTCTCGCGTCTCGCACGGGCCATCGACGATACCGATCCCGCCATCTCTAGTTCGCTGACCCGGGTGGAGATACAGAAACGCATACAGCCTACACTCAATGCCAGCAATT